TCTCGCAATAATGAGAGATGTAACCCCATCCGCGACGAAGTCGTACGTTATTACTGATGAGCTTGCCGGGGTTGTGGATGGTGCTGTTGCAAGGCTTTGCCGCCGTGATGCGCAGATGGGCGACATGATCTGGCTCTACTACGGCGCGAAGTGGCCAGCGGTGCGCGTGGGTCGCCAGTATGGCGTCAGCGAGATGAAAGCGCGTGAGCTGATAAAAGCAGGAGTGGCCTGGATTGATTGCGCTCTGGATATGCTTAAGGAGGCGGCATAAAAAACAGTTGTCCATATGGAATAGCTCTGTTTTCATGCCACGGTGTTCAGCTGCATCAGCGCGACACCCCTACTCAAAGCCTCGCCACCGTGCGGGGCTTTTTCATTTCTGGCGAGATCGACTGTCTGGTGATGTCGTGGGTCTCATAAGCCCATTTAGCTCGGTTCGATTCCGAGTCTCGCTACCACTTTTATTGCCGAGGTAACCATAGCCGGGGTGTCCCTTCGGGAAGGCCTGGACGCGGTATAGCCGGTCAGTCACGCGTACGGAAAGAACACCGGCAGTTGATGCGCGCTGCTCCAAGACTCTCGGCGCGGCATCGGCGGACTGATGGAGAGACATCACACCTATTCAAGGGCTTTGGGTTTTTGGTCTGTTTGATAGCTTCCAACGCACCTGTATAACGTTCATGGCCGCTCCCGCCTTTACTAACGCCCTGACAGAGTCGCTCAAAGGAAGTGCGCTTGAAGGCACTCCCGTATCAAGCAATGCCAGTCGCCAGGCTAAAGCATCGTTCATCGATGGTGAGAAGTGCTCTAGACGCGCTTTTATGCCCGCTCTGACGTAATTGATTTCGTACAGCTTTAGCCTGACTTCGCTGCTCATGCCTCATTCCACTCTACATTGGTGATGCCCAAACGCTCGGCTTGAGGTTTGCTCAGTTGAGTCACTGGATCGGATCGGTATTTCGGCAGCTGACCAAAGCCTGCATCTACGGTTGCCCAGTGCCAAGCCAAGGTGTTGTTCATCTTGCTGGTCCGGATGTAGAAAGATTTGTAAGCGCCATCAAGTAGATAGTCGATGCGGTAGTGTCGCTCCTGTGGCATGGCAAGCTCCTTGGTATTGGTTATTGCTCACCGAACAGATTGCGTTGCATTCCGAAAATTCCATCGGTTTGAAGGTCTGAGTTCCATCCGTTCGCGGTGGATCACTCATTAGGTCATCGATCCACCTAGTTGCTCTTATACATAACGAGCCCCGGCACCTGCCGGGGTTTTTCATTTGCGCTTGGGCACCAAGGACAACCCATGTTTGAGACCTTGCCAACAACGCTGTCGGGCTGGCTCGGCTGGGTTGCGGCTGCTGTTGTCACGGCCGTCATCTACTTCCCCAAGGCATGGTCGGAACGTCGCGGCGACAACCGCGAAATCGACCGGCTTGTAGCCGCGCTTGCCGAAGAGCGAGCCCTACGAAAAGACGTCGAAAGCCAACGCGACGCCGCACGGGAGCAAAACAACACGCTGATCCGCGAGTTCGCTGACATCAAAGCGGACAACGCCAAGATGACCTTGCAGATCGGATACCTCACCGACGAGATCGCGAGCCTCAAAGCTCAGATCCAATCGAGGATTGCCCCATGAGTGACGAAGAACTGAAACGCCGCCAAGGTCGCGGCAGACGATTTTGGGATCATCACGGTAGTTGGTTGCTGCTGTGCTTTGTCGGCATCTGCTGCTTTATGGCGGGCAGTGCGTTCAATGCAGCCAGCACCTCTGAAACCGTCAGGGTCCTGGTCGAGTCGCACGAGCGCCAAGACGAGAAGCGGGTCGCGCGCATCCGGGAGCTGAATCAGTCGAATATTGACCTGATTCGCGGCGTAGCGCCCAAGGTGCAAGCCGCTGCTGACAAGGCAGATCAGGCGGCACAGAAGGCGACCGAGGCGGTCGAGAAGGCGACCGGAGCGAACTGAAGTGGCTGAACTAAGGCTGATTCCAATCTGTGCATGGGTTGTGCTCGCACTGGTGCTTTTCGGTGGCGTGACCTATGTGCGGCTTGAGCATGCCCAGTCGAGCCTCACTGCCGTGACGGACGATCGTGACATGGCCCTGGCTCGTGCCGCATCGATCAAACAAACCCTGACGCTACAGCGCCAGCTAACAGACGATTCGAACAAGGCAACTGACCATGCGACTGAACAGACCCAGCGTGTTACGGCTGCTGTTGCTGTTGCCGATGGCCGCGCTCGCAGCCTGCAGCAGCAGGTCACTGACCTGCTCGCCAAGCGAAAGCGTTGTGATGTCGCCCTTGCCAGCACAGGCAAGACAAGAGACGACCTTGCCGATCTGCTCGCCGACCTGCGTCGAAGCGCTGACGAAGAAGCGGGAAGCCTGGCAGCAGCGCTTGACCGAAGTCGAATAGCCGGCCAGCTGTGCGAGTCGTTGTACTCGGCAGCGATGAAGGCACGGTGATAAGCGGCCTATGCAGGCTGTGGATTCAGTCGAAGCCATTCATCAGCAACGTCGCCTAGCGTCAAGTTTTCGCTGCCCTTGATCCATGCCATGAAAGGGCGATCAAACGTGAATGCCTCGCCACATTGCGAAACGAGAAAACGGCGAACGTTCTGAGTGTTCCGATAGTTCTTATCCAGCAGCGTGTCCCGGGTGAGTGCTGCTGAGTGCCAGTCCAATGTCATGTCCATCTCCTTGTTAATGCCGACTCGTTCGACGAAGCGATGAGCATAGCAATACGCGCCACAAATTCAGATGCGCCCGTTTCGTGGCGCGCACGGTGATACCCATGGCTCAGACGAACATGACGATAATCATAAAGCGTTCATGGTGGGTCATGCCGTACCTGTATGGCGTCCAGTTGTTCAGCGAATTGACTGGCAAGACGCTCGATTACGACAAGGTGGCAGCGACCGTGATGCGCGGGCTGACGCTGGTGATCAAGTGAAGAAGTCTTGGCACGTCACCGTGCCGGGTTACCCACCATTCCCCATGATCCTGCAGGAAGACGCCGACCACGCGACAGCGTTGTCCGCTGCTCGTCTCGTCTGGCCGACCTGCACAGTAGAGTGAGTCCCATGACCCAAGTGATTGAGATCGTTGTCGTTGGCCCGGTTGGATCAGGTAAGTCGCATGTGTTGGAGCTGATCGACAAGGCGCTGCGTGAGGAGTACGGTCCCCACGTTCAGGTTGTGTCGCGTGAGCTTTCTGAAGAACGCGCGCTTAACTCGCCGGGCGCAAAGCCTGACCTGACCCACACGATCTTCAACCTGCGCGAACAAGGTGAGGCCAGTTCTCAAGCGCTCGACAAGATGACGGTGAGCGTCGATGCGTCCGAGGTGACGTCGGCGCTCAACAAGATCGAAGTGATCAAGGGTGAGGCGATGGCATTCACCTTTGACCGGCTTGAGTCGGCGATCGATACCACCGCACGAATAATGCGAGAAGAGCGAGATAGTGCGATCGCGACTCGCGGCTTGGACGGTAGCGGACCAACCTTGATCTACCAGCGCCTGAACCAGCATCTCGACTCTTTGCTTACCGCTCAGCTCACGCGGGTGTCCGAACATGAATGACCAAGCTGAGTATTACCAAATGAAAGGCATGGTCAGTGAGATGCCGCCCGAAGACCAAGCCGAGGTCGCCAAGGCGGAGGCGGCACTGATCGCAATCGCAAAGCAATCCGACAAGGCCATGGTCGGTGCGCTGATGGCGATGATCAAGATCGCGGCCGAAGCCTGATGCCACCGCGCCCACAGAAGCCATGCAACGCTCAAGGTTGCAATACGCTGACCCGCAATGCGCGGTACTGCGACAATCACGCTCACCTCGATAAGCCATGGTCCGGACGAAAGGGATCTGGCCGAGGTGGACGGCCTTGGCGGCGTTTACGTGACCAAGTGTTGAGGCGCGACCACTTCATCTGCCAGTGCGATGAATGCAGGGGACAAGACCGCATTCGTCCGGCGCACGAAGTCGACCATATTGTGCCGGTGGCAGAAGGTGGCACCGATGATCCGTCGAATCTGAGAGCAATCAATCACGACTGCCATGAACTGAAGACTCAGAATGAGTCAAAGGCAGCAATTGCACGGAGGTCCGTGCAAAACGCATGAAATTGGCGGCAATTTTATGCGATGCCCCAAATTGGGGCGGGGTGGGTCAAAAGTCTGGAGTTTTTCATCCGGACACCGTCCCCCGAACCGGATTTTTACACCCGCGAAATTAAAAGTTTAGGAGTTGCGCGATGGGAGGCACCGCCACGGTCGCCGGCCGTGGTCGCAAACCCAAGCCGACGGCCAAGAAAGCACTGGCCGGAAACCCCGGAAAGCGGGCGTTAAATACGGCCGAACCGAAGTTTTCCGAGGTCACGAAAGACATTGATCCGCCGGAATGGCTGAGTCCGCGGGCGGCCACGATGTGGAAAATGCTGGTTCCCGAACTGCTCCGTGAACACGTGATTGCGTTGACTGATCTGCACAACGTCGAAGCATTCTGCACTGCCTACGACAAATGGCGGATGGCTGAAGAGTCGGTGCAGCAATTCGGCATCGTGGTCGAGTCAGCGCAGGGCAGCCCGATGAAGAATCCGGCGCTGACCGCGGCGAACGAATCAATGCGCCAGATGGTGACCTTCGGCTCAATGCTTGGGCTCGACCCTGCTAGCCGAACCCGGCTCATCGGCGGCAACAAAGAAAAAGTCACCAACGAATTTGCCCAACTCCTGAGCTCGTAAATGCCCAAAGCCCTGCACACCAACGTCGACAAGGCGATGGCGTGGGGTAGGTCCGTTCTTCGCGGGAAGGTTCCGGCGTGCAGGTACATTCTCCAGGCCATACAGCGGCATTTCGATGATGTGGCCGCGAGCCGCAAGGGCAGTTTCAAGTTCAAATTTGATCCGGCAAAGGCCGAGAAAAAGCTCAAGCTGATTCAGCTGCTGCCTCACACCAAAGGGGAGTGGGCGTTCAAGCGGCAGCTGATCACGCTTGAGCCTTGGCAGCTTTTCGGCATGGCTGTCACCTTTGGATGGGTACGGAAGAAAGGTGGTCACCGGCGCTTTCGCGAGAGTTATTGGGAGGTTCCGAGGAAGAATGGCAAGAGCGTGATCGCGGCTGGCGTGGGCATCAGCATGTTTGTTGCCGACGGCGAGTTCGGCGCCGAGGTCTATTCGGGCGCGACCACCGAGAAGCAGGCATGGGAGGTGTTCCGCCCGGCGAAGCTGATGGTGAGCAAGTCGCCCATGCTGATTCAGGCGGCGGGTATCGAGGTCAACGCCTCGAACATGAACATCCCATCGGACTTCAGCCGCTTCGAGCCGCTGATTGGCGATCCGGGTGACGGAGCGTCGCCGAGCTGCGCGATTGTCGACGAATACCACGAACACCGTACCTCGGCGCAATACGACACCATGCTGACCGGCATGGGCGCCCGTCGGCAGCCACTGATGTTCATCATCACCACCGCCGGCGCCGATATCGAAGGCCCGTGCTATGACAAGCGCCGCCAAGTTATCGAAATGCTGGAGGGCACCGTTCCGGATGATGAGCTGTTCGGCTACATCTGGACGTTGGATGAGGGCGACGACTGGACCGATCCAAAGATGCTGGCGAAGGCCAATCCCAACCATGGGATATCGGTCTTCCAGGAGTATCTTGAGAGCCAGCAAGCCCGGGCGATCCGCTCGGCGCGGTTCACCAACACTTTCAAAACCAAGCATTTGAACCTGTGGGTAAGCGCGAAATCCGGCTTCTTCAACATGGAAAGCTGGAGGGCGTGCGAGGACACCACGTTGACCCTTGACCAATTTGCGGGGCAAGAGTGGATCGCCGGTTTCGACCTTGCGCGCAAACTCGACATGAACTCCCGGGCTCGGCTGTTCTGGCGAGTCATTGATGGGCGCATCCATTACTACAGCGTGGCCCCCAAGTTTTGGGTGCCCGAAGACACCGCGTTCAACAGC